AGAGAGTTTCTTGATGATTCCATCAGCTCCGTGGTGGCTTTGTAGTGCGTGTGGCATTCGTCAATAATCGCGAGATGAAAGAGCGGCTTGTAGCGCCGTCTGGCTATCGTCTGAATCGATGCTATTTGGATCGGTGCGTTTGGGTCACTGCGCCAGTGATCGGCCTGCAACACCCCCACCCTGACGCCTGCGCGGTCAAACTCAGCTAATGCCTGATCGACCAATTTGATACGGTCACAGATAAAGATGCCAAATTTGCCGTTCTCTGCCACCGCCTTCAGGATCTCAACCGCGACTCTGGTTTTACCGAAAGAGCACGGCGCCGCCAGAATTACGTTCTTGTTTCCTTGCCTCATTGACTGCCGCAGCATCTCTGTGGCTTTTTCTTGGTGAGGTCGCAACATTCAGGTTATGCCGCTTTTTCTGATAACAGAATATCAAGCAATTCGCAAAGCCTGACAGTTTGGTCATCCGTTATTTCGCGACCTTCAAACCGCGCCGAGTTTATTGTTTCAGCAATGAAACGTGCTTCGATTAATAATGTATTCATGTTTATCCCCTTTAAGATTATTGGGGCCGAAGCCCCCGTTGGTTAGGATTCTTCCCAGTATTCGCATTCGCCCCATTCCCTGACGCCTTCGCAGTCATCGCTGTCGCAAGGCACGGCGGTCGTCAACTCGCGAATGTCGGTAATCACCTCGGCCCAGTATTCGGACTTCGGATAGCCGCCCTTAAACCATGTAGCCACAGCCTTGCAGTGTACTGACCCCGACCAATGGTGCCCCTCGGGTGCTTCAAGCATCACCGAATAGTCGCTATCCAACTCGATCTCGATTAGCATGGCCGCTGGGCAGTGTGCCGCGAGGGCTTTGATTGCTTGTTGTTTGGTGGCCATATCTCTCTCCCGTTACCTTATTTGATTCTGACCACTGGGCTTTGGCGCTTGCCATGCTGCTTCTGAATCTTGCTGGCGATGGCGTGTGCCGCCATGTTGCCATTGGCTTGGAAGGTAACTTGGCCGGTGGTGGCGAAAGTTGCTTGGTAGTTAAGCATAAGTCGTTCCTCGTTTCGTTAGTGGGGCCGTAGCCCCGGCTGGTTAGGCGTCATTAAAAACGACACATTCCATCAAATCAAAAGCGTCTTTGTAGACGATAACCATTTTTTCTGGAGCTTCAAAAGACGAATCACTGCACTCTTCAATTTGACGAATTAACTCTTTTTTTGTTTTAGCTCTCAACGCGTCGGCCATGTAGCCGCCATTCATTTCCGCTTTCCAGTATGTCAAAGTAGCCATTTTGTTCCCCTTCCGTTGTTATTGGGGCCGAAGCCCCTGTGATGTTATACCGAAATACTGTATAAAGTTGACGCTCTAAATATAGCGGCCTCGGCCTCGGCTTGATAATTGCCAGCCTCTTTTCTAACTTTAGCGGCCATTCTTTTGTAACTAGCTTTGCCAACAAGCTCTTGCTGAATTTGAATATCTATAATGGCAATAGCATTTAGACTGTACTGAATGTTCATGTTCATAATGTAACCCCTTTCCGTTGTTGTTGAGTATCAGTATACGGATATAATTGGGATAGTAAACACTTTTGTTAACTATATTCAGATATCTTTGATTTTTATCAATCGGAAGTGGTTTCGCGGGATCACGATGCAAGGCTGAATTTCGAATTCATCGCGGTGGTTCGAGGATCGTCCAAATGGAACGAGGTTTTTTGGAATGTTGTCTTGTGGGCCGATTTCTATCGCAACATAAGCATCGTCGAATTCCACGATAAAATAGCTGCATCTTAATTGGAAGTCTTCGGCGTACTTCCGCAGCTTTGAATATTTCATCGCGCAGAGTCTGATGTCGGGATAGGCGTCTTTGTCGTTGTAACGGCGTTTAAACTCGGCGAAGTGGCTCACCTTGTCATCTGTGTAGATTACCCAATCGACACCCCAGAGCATGTCAGATAGCTTGTCTATTCGTCTCCCTGTCTTCTCAATGATGGTCTGTCGTGCGGCGTGTTCTAGCTCTAGCATCTCTGTCGTTTCAAAACGTTGCCTTGCCATTTTGGCTCCTTGATTTATTTCGGGCGCAGTCCAGCTTTTTCCCTTTGCAAGCCACAACCATGCAGATCGTAAATCTGGTTAGGTCTTGCGTGGCTACACCCGAAGATGTGGTACTCATGTGCTTTCGCTTTCCTGCCTGAACGCTACTCAGACAACCCACTTGGGCCTTTGCGTATGGGTCGTGATCTTACCCGAGAAGCTGGACTCGGACGCGCTGCTTTGGGGAAATGTGGGCACGGCGAGAACCCAACTGTCCTTTGCGACAACCATTCACGTTAGTTGCATTTGAAGTTGGGAGGTGAGACAATTAACGGGTCGGTTTGGCCCGGTATTTCCCCATCTCCCCTTTCTACCGGCCTTCAGGGGTTCGCATCCCCGCCGATATCCTTACTTTACTCTAGTCCGTCGCGGCTATCAAGCGTTCCAGATACCATTTAGCTTTTAACAAATCTTGCTTTGGAGAATGTTTGTATTTGTGCCTGTGGATGTACTTGATACAGTTCCCAAGGAGATACCCTTTGTAATCATCTCCAAGCTGCTGCTGGATGTAATCGATACACTCGACACCTGAAGCGTTGTAATGTGCTGGCCGGTTCACGGCGTCCCACTCGCTTGGTGTTGCGTCATTCAGTGATATTTTCATTTCTCGCCCTTATGATTGTCCGTCTGATGGATGAAATTGATAATTTAATCCCGTGTTTCACTTCTATCACTTTGGAGATGGTTGCAAAATAAATCCCTGCGTCTTTCATTTTAACCATTTCTTTAATGATCTTTTGTTCACGCTTGTTTTTCTGTAGCCTGCCGTCGATTACCTCAGAACCAAATGGCGCTCTACCGGAAACATAAAACCCGGCGTCTCGCGCTTTCTTCATGCCCGCCTTTGTCAGCTCAGAGGTTCTCAGAAGGTGATCACCGTGAATCTTGGCATGACATACGGAGCAAAGCGATATTGTTTTAGTGCCGCCAAGAACTCGCGGAACGACGTGGTGAGCGTGATGCGCCTTCGACTCGCACTCAAAGCACACCAATGCGCTTTTTCTCGACTTTGATTCTTGCGTTGTAATCCGCGATCATCTCACGGTAATCCTTGGCGTATATCTTGATGATGTTGCCTTGAGTCGCCAGCATGTGACCGACCTTTTCTTCACCGAATTTTCTAATCATGAAAATGGTATAGACCTGCGCTGCTGATCCGTGCTTCATCCCGTATAGATTACACGCGGGGCATTGAGGAAAAACGTTGTCGGGAGAGTGCGCCCAGAAGGATGATTTGCCTTTCGGCAGGAAATGACCGCCATGAACGGTCGTGTAATGCCTGTATTCCCCGCAGGTTACACACTCGCAGAATCCATCGTCGTCGGCTTCCTCAAGCCTTCTCAGAAGCTGGAAGAGCCTTAGTGATTTAGCCCGTGGGGTTTCTGGCACGATAGAACTCCGATTCTTTTGGATTCGTTAGTGTAACACCGTGATCCAGCCCCCAGTGAAAAACTTGCTCAATGAAATCGTGCATTTCACCCTTTAAAAGTTTCGTTGTTGATCTCAGTTGCGCCGGGATCACCGTGCTTCCAATGACAACATCTTCAACGCCAAGAAAGTTATTTTTCAAAATTGCTTTCATGTCTTCGGCGCTAACCGGGACTTTCTTCGAGAAGTGTAGTGACATCTCGGCGCACCATAGGTGAAATAGTGAGTTTTGACTGACCGACCTTCGATCTGCGAACGGTGCCAGCTTCCAAGCGATTGGCTTTTCGTAATCCCAGTCCTCAAGATGTTTACGGAAATACTTCAAGACCGCATCGATTTCAGCCCGTTGGCGTACCAGCCAGAATTCGCCGTTCATTTCTTCAGATCATCAATCAAGTCTTCGAAAATCATCTTGATTTCGAGCAAAACTCGCGCCATGCAATCCTTCCACCATCAGATAGCTCCAAAAAGTGAATCGGCGAAATGTTTAATTGTTCAGATACCTTTTCAACAAGAGACAGTTTTGCGTCCTGTCTATAACGCCACTGGGATACCTGCTGTTTGGTAATATCAAGGCGAGAAGCGAGTTCCGTAGAACTCACCCCCGCTTTTATCTGAGCCAATCTCAGCGATTTTCCGAAATTAAAACGGCAGGTCATCGCTTAAGTCCTTTGCTTCGGCACTTTTCCCGCTAAAAACGTCAGAAACTTTGCCTTTTAAAACTGGCTGATTACCGCTCGATTCTTGCTTCCACAAGGAAATGTCGATTGTCTCGCCTTCTTTGATATCTCGGTGAGCCACGATCTTACCAGATAGAACCGGCGCACGTTCGCCGCCGTCGTTCTTCCAAAGACTTACTTGCCCGCGATTGTCATATTGCATATTTTTCCCCTATCAATTCAAAGTTAGTGTTCAATTCTTCCAGAAGTTTTTCAATTGCCGCTGAAAGTCCAGCAATATACTTTTCGTCTCGTTCAACCTTCATGATCAGGTTCGGAAGGTCGGGATGATAGCTCATGAAATAGTAATCAGAAAAATCCATCAGCCACATAGTCCCTTGAACCTGTGCATAATATTCTGACGGCATTGCACCGCTTTTAGCATACTCTCGAAGGTAAGCAGTATGAACACCCGGTGAGGGACATTTGATCTCCAACCCGGTTGCCATACCATCGCCAACAATCCGATCGGGAGAACACCCAACAGTCATGCTGTCATTGGTTACAAAGCCGATTTCTCGACAATGTAAATCTTCTTGAAGCCAAAAAACGCCAGCCGCTTCTGGTTCCAAATCATTTCCACGCTGCATCCAATGGCTTTTGAATGTCTCGAATCGCTTGCCGCTTAACCGTTCTGCCAGCAACTCATTCAGATACTTGTCGGAACTCGCCGAAGGCTTCCCAGTAGGCGTCAGGAGGTCTTTAAAACGCGAAGCCGATGGAATGCCCAGCCTGAGTTTAAACCACGCCTCTGAGCCTTGTTCGACGTTGTGTATCTTCACTTGACCTGCTTCGCTTTCTTCTGCTGAAGCTGCTTAAGAGCTTTGGAAT